TTTAGCAAGATGATCTCTTATTTCAGCTATACTGCCTTGTGGCCAAGTTAGGTTTGCGACTTGTAAAGCATTCCCATTTATCCCTCCCAGGTTACAAATTAGCAATTTGTAAACGGGGACTCGGTGCTCGTTTTTATATTTATTATTATGTGAGTTTGCGTGTTATTAGAATATTTTAGGGAGTCATGAGCCCTTTAATATTACACACAATGATGATGTAGCATAATTAGCGTTGCCAAAAAACGCAGACCTTTGCAAGTCTTAAATATAACGTTAAGGGGAATATTTATATTCCTTAGTAAAATAACGTGCACAATCTTGAACTATTCCTTTTTCTTTATTGAAATAGGAAAAGTTCATGATTGAGAGTTTAGGGTTATTTGTCTAACATTTAAGTATGATTCAAGATAACTTTAAACCTCTCATCATGATCTTTTCCACCTTTATTATTACACTTGCTCTTGTAGTGTATTTTATGCTAGCATATTTTGCTAGCTTTGTATCGATGACTAGATATGAATTTCAATCTGGCAATTATGCCAAATCGAAAGCAGAAACATTTAAAAAACGGCAGCAGGCAGTTTTGCGCCGCAAACGTAGCACACTTTATGGAAAAAAGAGTGAAGCTAAAAACACGCACGATACTTCAGGTTTGGATTCGGCAATTCGTGATACCGAAACAAGAATGAAGGGAAGTGTTCCTAAGACAAAATATGTACCACATTCGGGCGAGGATTATAGTCCATTATTTGAAAAAATGTACCAATCGCAGTCTGGATTTTATGATTATTATTCGTATACACCAGATAATCCAGATTGCGAGCTAAATAGACAAAATTTATTTTTCAATTTGTGGTATTATACAGTGAATATTTGGAAATTATTTGATATGGTATGGACAAGAAAGTTATTGAAATGGCTTAAGTACGAGTCAACCGATAAAATTAAGAGGAAAAGATTCAATTCTTACCAGCAATTGATGCTGTATTACAAACATATTTACAGGTTGACGTTTAACTTATTTCAGCAACACAGAGAAATAAGAAAGATTGAACAAGAATTTTCTTCACCTTTTTCCACATATGAACGTATTAAATTGAATATAGGTACTTTGAATTTGGGAAAAACTTTTTCATCAAATAATATTGAAAACCTAATGAATTTGTTTATTGGATTATTGACGACAACTAATTTTATTAATGCTAGTTCAATTTTAATAGCCCATTTTAAAATATATTATCGGGAAAGTATAGTAGTTAATATTGTGAAATCGTGTAAACATTTATTTGATAAAACCGAGATGGAAGAACAATCTTCTTCTGATATTTTGGCGAAGTTGAAACAGTGTTTGGGAGATTGGAATAAGTTGCGTAATTCTTTATTTATGAAACGCGTTGTTGACATTTTAGCTTTGGTAGTTAGTTCTTCAATGTGTAGTGCTATGAATTTAGAATTTAATATTGGAGGTATTGCGTTATTTACAGATAATTTGAAAGCCAAGATGAATAATTTAAACATCATTGATACTACACAATTGATAGTTGAATCAGTCGCTTATTTTATGGAAGTGGGATATGTTTGTTTTACTCAAAAGACTTTACGTCCTATATTGTATTCAGATATTGAAGCTTTTAATTATGACAAAATGTATATTGATTGGGTGACCAATCACGCCGCCGCTGAGGATGGAGATTGGATGACTATCGATTCAGATCCTAAGACTTTTGAGAATGAGTATGACGATTTAAGATCGTATTTAGGGACTTTACACGCCACAATGGTTAAAGGACCAGAGAAAACTATTATTTTCAATAGAATTTTAAACATATCAAAATTGAAAAATTCGTATGATAGAAAGAAGAATGCTTGTTCTATGCGCAAAGCACCTTATGTGATGTGTTATTACGGTTCTTCATCTGTCGGAAAAACCTCGGTGGCATCTACATTAAATATAGTGGCTGTTAAAGCTTGCGGAGGTACAGGGGCTGCAGAACAAAAAGTTACTTATAATGAAAATGATGATTATTTTTCCTCTTATAAATCTGATACAGAAACTATTGTTATGGATGATTTGTGCAACACCAAAGCGCAATTTTTAACATCTTCTCCTCTTCATCAATTAATTAAGTTTAACAATAATAACCCAGAATTAGCCGTAATGGCCGGATTAGAAGAAAAAGGAAAACTAGCAATTAATGCCAAAACAGTCGTTATTACAACTAATGTTGCAGATTTGTGTGCGGGAGTTTACTCAAATGAACCCGTATCCATATTGCGTCGGATAGATACTTATATAACTGTGACAGTTAAAGATTTGTATGCGCTTAAAAACGGTACAGGTAAAAGCATGTTGGATTCCACGAAAGCCGCCGAATATGTGGCTACTTTGAGCGAAGATGACAAGATTTACCCGGATCTTTGGGATTTGACTGTTAGCAAATTGCACACATTGAAGAATCCTTCAGAAGGGGCTCCAGATAACGGTGAATTTCTACCCGTGACATTTAATGGAAAATTGATGGATAAAGTTTCTTTAAAAGATGTAGCTCGTTACATTGCTTGGGATGCTCAACGCCACAATCAAACACAAGAAAGGATAGTTGAAGGTCAATCTACTTTGCACCGTAAAATTAATATTTGTAAATGCGGTAAATTATCATTTGATTGTATGTGTAATATTGAACAACAAGATGGTGAAGATTTTGAAATCCCTTCGTTAGGTGATGAAAAGCCAGTTGTATCAGGTTTTTTGACATGGTTATCAGTAGATATTTTATGGACTTTTGCTCGTTTCTTTAAATTAATGTCTCCTTTATTATCAGCTAGTTTAGCTGCGGGGATAGCATCATGGTTGACTATGGGTTTTCTAGTTGGGGTATATGTTTATTGGTATTCAAACATGTTTACTATTATAACTTATATATGGTGCTTGTTTATTGAATTTCAAGGATTGGTTCGTGGTATTCATAATTTTAATCGTTTTAGAAATCATGTAGCAACTTTGCGACAACATATGATTAACGAATACAATCGCCAAGACATTAGTGGGTTCTGTTTGAGATATACTTGCAGATGTTTAGGCGCATGGGCTATAGCTCGTTTTGTGTTTTTAATGATAGATACATATAGGGCATATCGAAATAGAGATTATCTAGGCCAATCGGCATTGGATCCAAACGATGAAGAGTACAACATTCGGAAAAGTACACCCAATTATTGGGCTCCAACTTTTCCAAAGAAGCAATCTGACGGTTCTGAAAATAGTGACACGGCTACATGGGAACAATTAGTGAACCGCGCGTCAAGAAATTGTGTTTTTGTAAAGCATGGAAAAATGATAACTGGCGGATATATGTTAAAAACGCACATGTTGGTAGTACCCAATCATTTTTGTATGGATGATACAACTTTTGAAGTTAGAGTACGGGAACAAAACAATGAGAATACATATGTCAGTCGTGCCAATGTATCGATAGAAAAATCATTTTATGTTCCTGGAACAGATATGCGAATATTTTATTTTCCGTCAGGTGGGGATTTTAAGGATATGACCAAATACTTTCCTGCTAAACTACCGAGTGGCACTTTAGGATGTTCATTTATTTATAGACAGCGAGATGGTACATTGTTGAAAGATAATGCGCGATTAACTTTTGGCCAACAAAATGTAGGTAATATGTCTTATTATGGAGCAAAATACGTGTTTCGACGTTTAACCACATTTAAAGGTATGTGCATGGGAGTTTTTATTGGTGAGACAAAATCACCCAAAATTGTCGGTTTTCATTTAGCAGGTGTCACGGATACCGCTATGGGAGCCAGTGGTGTAATTTTGAGACACAACATAGAGGATGCAGAAAAATTTTTATTAGGTCCTGGTGTTTTATTCCCAACAGAGAGCGTTCCATTATGTACTGTGGTGTACGAGGCTCATAGAGGTAATATACCATTTGCAACAAGTGGTGAAATTTCTCCGAAATGTCCAACTAATTTTCTTTCCGATGGTGCCAACATACGTGTTTTTGGACCATGTGAAGGAGGCGTCACAAGACAATCAGAAGTAATAGTGTCACATATTAGTGAGGACGTTGAGATAGTATTTGATAATAAAAGGAAGTTTGGCATAGCTCCGATGGGCTTACCCCATGTTCCCCCTTGGCACAATTGGCAAAAGGGTATGGAAGGTTTTTCGCACATAAGTGTAGGCCCAAATACTTCTTTACTAACAGCAGCTTGTGAGGATTATTTAGTACCATTGAGATTGCGAATGAAACAGGATAAACCTTTAGATATAGAAACAATAATTAATGGTAAGGACATGGACAAATTTTTAAACAGAATGCCTCAGAATACATCTGTAGGCTTTCCTTTAAGTGGACCTTTATCTCGTTATTGTGAAGAAATTGAGCCTCAAGAAAATCATAATACTTGTTTTAAAATAGAAGAAAATATATTACAAGAGTATGAAAATTTGAAAAAAGGTTATTTGCAAAATAAACGTTCTGTGAGTGTTTTCCGAGCATCTTTAAAAGATGAACCTGTGAAGATTGGGAAATTGAAAGTTAGGGTATTTCAGGCGGCACCCGTGGCATTAAAGATGGTGTTGCGTGAATTCTTTTTGCCCATAGTCTCTCAGTTGAGTATGTTTCCACTAGTTTCAGAGTGTGCCGTTGGTATCAATCCTTTTTCTAATGAATGGGATGAAATGCACAAGCATATTGTACATTTTGGAGAGGATAGAATTGTTGCTGGGGATTATAGTGCTTACGATCAACGTATGTCACCGGCGTTGACTTCTGCCGCTTTTTCTATTTTGATAGAATTAAGTAAAAATATGGGATATTCAGACGAAGATCGTATCATTATGAAGGGTGCTGCCTCGGATGTTATTTATCCCATGGTGGCTTATAATGGTACATTAGTACAATTCTTGGGTAGTAATCCATCGGGTCATAATTTGACAGTGTACATAAATTCTATAGCAAATTCATTAATTTCAAGATGTGCATTTTTTGACATGTTTTCTAGAGAATGTGATTTTCGCAATAGTGTCAAAATGATGACATACGGTGATGATGATATTGGTAGTGTATCTAGTAAGTACTCAGATTTTAATAACATTACAAAATCTCAGTACATAGATACCATCGGAATGACATATACTCCGCCTAGTAAAGAAGGCGAGCATGTAAAGTATATGTCTATTGGAGAAGTAGATTTTTTGAAGCGGAAATCTACTTATAATACTTTGAAACAACGTTGGATGGGTTGTTTGGAGTATGATTCAATTATGAAATCGCTTCATGTACGTATGAAATC